AGCCAGCCCCCCCCCCGAAGACAAAGATTTCGATAGGACTTCAGGGCAGGTTGCGCAAAAGCTTTGCATCCCGGTGCCGCCAGTATCCGACCGTAACCTCAGCCCAGTAACCGCCATAAACGTCTCGCTTGCTGTCTCTGTTGTACAGGTGGTGCAAGATCGATCCGGGCGCAGGGTAATGCTCTAGCTCGGTCTTCAGCACACCGTCGGCCAGGTAGACCCCTGCGTGATTGGGTACCGGTGATCGGATCTGCATCAGCACGATATCGCCATGCTGAGGCGCTGAAACCCTTTCGAAGCCGGCCGCTGGAAGGTTGTCGAGGTACAGGTTTCCGCCTTTATCCCACCAGCCATCCTCCCGCTCGTAACTGCCCAGGTCGATTCCCATCTCGCGCCGATAGAAGTCCAGAATGATGCTGAGGCAATCGTGAACGCCATGGGCGAATTTACGGCCGATCAATGGAGCCAGATATCCCACCGGCGCAAAGCTCACCATTTCCCCGGCGCGCACAACACCATCGCCCCCCTTACGCACCTCAAGGATGTGCCAGGGTAATTCCGAGGCTTCGCATGAGACGCGGTCCGCCTCGCTGGGCGTGGCCGGGTAATCCGGATGGCTATGCACCACTGCCAATACCTGGCCTCGGTCCTCTGCAGCGGCGTAGTCCTCGGGCGCCAGGCGGAAATGCTCGCTGGGCGTCGAGGCCGTGTTTCGGCAGGACACGTACACCTCTTTGCGGCCTTCGCGCACCAACAGCCCGCAGGCCTCGCGCGGATACTCGGCCAAGGCATGAGCCTCAACCGCCGCTTTGTTTGCTTTGTTCATGGGGTGCGCTCGCTGAGGTGTTATTGACGTAGAAGGCCGGCGGCAGGGAATGAGCCGTAAGGCAGCGGATTGTTTTCACCGAAGCGAAGCTTGCAGCTGGTCAGGCGTCCGCCGCATTTATCCTTCGCCGCGTCGGTGACAATGATGTCGTTCTCGTCCGCCACCGGCGGCCCGTTATAGCCGCAATACGGCCCGCGGTACCCGCCACAGGAAAGCCACCAGCAAACGTTCGCCACGATCTGTCGACGAGGAAGCTGTACACCGGCGAAGTCCAGCGCAGTAGCCAGCTCGAACTGAACAACCTGGTTGTCCTCCGACGCCTTGCGCTCGACATACCAGATGTCAGGTGGCAACTCCTCCTCTGGGTCGGCCTCGGGCTGACCGTCCAGGTACTTGCCCAGCGTTCGATGCCGGATCAGCTTCGCGCCGACCAGGTCTTCGAAGTAAAGGACGAGCGCTGTGATGAACCCGCCGACGTTGCCGACAGAGAGGGTTGGGGTCGGCTGAGCGCCCTGCCCTGTCATTTCGAAACCCTCGGCCTTGATCGGCCATGGCGAGTATTCTTCGCCCTGCCAAAATATCGAGGCTTGCTGTGGGTATCCGTGGAAGCGGTAACGTTCGGCGCCTAGCATCGTTGCATCGAGCTCAAAGAGCTCCACCCACGCGCCAGGCTCCAGCGTCTGGATATCAGCCGTAATCGGCATGGAGTTTCCTCAGGTAAATTCGAATCAGGCAAGTGGGGCGAGATCAGATGGGCCGCTTTGGGCGCTTTGCTTCGTCTGGGAAGTCAGGGTGCCCTTCCTTCCAGGCTCTAAGCGCGATTCGGTAATCTCGCCATTGGCGATCTGTTCCAGGCAAGGCGGCAGGATCAGAGTCTTCAAGCATCACGAGCTGCTCGGCGACGACGACCATCTCGGACGACGCCCAGTCCGCTTCCCTTTTCATTTGGATATGTAGCAGCGTTCTATCGGAGATAACCCACTCGCCTTTCTCCGATGCGGTATACAGCAGGGTGTCCTCGACATCGGGACGCTGACCAGTCATTTGAATCCAACCATTAGGGCAGTCCCCGCCCACCTGTTGAAAATTGCTACCAATCTCAGCATAAACACACAAAGTCATGCATGCACTCTCCAGACTTTTAAACGACAAGGTGCGGAAGACAGGGCTGTGGCGGTCTGTCCAAAGGGGTCGCCACTTCCATTGGACGTGTAGCCCACTCGGCTCAGCCCCGTCTGAACGACCAGGGTGTTCAAGTCCAGTTGTGAGCCTTTGGTGCCGTAACCGCCAGAACTATAGAACCAGCCAGAATCCCCCCACTTGCCTCCTATCAGGATTTCCGCCAGTACGATCACCTCGTGCCCAGGGAAGGGGTTGGCTACCGTGTATCGGCTGTTGACCGTCACCGTTGCGGGAGCAGCTTCCGTTCCGCCGTTCGGGTAGGCATAAGCAAATCCCACAGTCGCGTCGGTGATCGTGAACCTCCATTCGCTCCAGGCAGCTACGTACCTGGCTCGCACGTATTGCTCACCGGTGTTGTACACGGTGTACGTCTGAGTGGTGATGCTACTTCCGAGCTGCACGCTAATAAGTGATCCTGCGGCTGCGACAGGGTAATTCAGGGCCAACGTCGCGTTAACGTTCGCCTGCTGCATGTAGAAGCCAGTGGCCTGAATATTGTTCAGGTCAGTCCCGTTAGGAAGGTTGATCGCTGAGTTGATCCCAAGGGCAGCTTGAGCGGCTGCGAGCGTAGTCGCCCCTGTACCACCCTGGGCAATCGAGACAGCAGTGGTCAGTCCGGACAAGGAGGTGATATCGCTATTGGCCCCTTTCGCGGCCTTATTTCCGAGCGCGGCTACTGCATCGCTGATTTGCCGTTGCAGCTTCCCTATAGCAGTGAGGATGGTATCTGCTGCAGCCACCACAGCCGGGTTTGTGGTGAGAAGTCCGGTGAGGACGCTCGCTAGGGATCTGGCATTGGTCCAATATTTATTGACTGCGCCTTCAGGCACCGCATCAGTAGAGCCAGGGGACGCGGAGAGTAGGATGTACTGAGTGCCGCTCCATCGGTATTGGCTATTGGTGTTGATGGCGACGTAAATCTTGCCCGTCTCGCCGGTGACAGGAAATGCGGCCAGGCTCTGGAACTCAAGTACGTCATCCACATAGCTTGGCAACTGACTGGCCGGCACAACTCCACTACCATCTAGAACTGCAACGCCACCGGGCTGCCCCTTCTGAACAGCAGGAATAGCGGCATCCGCCGTGGCCTGGGCAGTGTCTGCTTTTGAGCCCGCATCGGCAGCAGCACCTGCTGCGGCGTCGGCGGATGCCTGTGCTGTGGTGGTCCGCTGATCCAGCTCGGCAAAGTTCGCATTGATGACTTGGCCGCCCGAGCGCAAATTCTGACCACTGCCATCGTTTTCCGACGCACCGAGGTTAAGTGGGGCAATGCTCATGGGTGAAATGCCTGCTCAAAGGTAGCCGCCAGTCTGTAGACGTTTCCGCCGGCGTGCCGTGGTTGATATTCGCCGCACCGGACGAGCAACTGCTCTCCAAATGGCTCTGCCCAAGCGAAGGCCGTGGCGCCTTTGTGCGCATCGAGGAATGCCTTGATCTCAGCAATCCGGGACTTGGGGCCAGTGAAGATCAGGGGCCAAGACTGGGTCTTGTTGTTGATACCGTCCTCGGCGACCTGCTCGTAGCCGTCGCCGAATTTTGCGGACTTGACGCGAAACGCCACGGTCCCGGAAGGCTCTTTGTCCGGAACCCAGGTGAAGGTTTCCATTGCCTAACGCCTCCCTGAAAAAGATGACCCCGCCGAAGCGGGGATTCGTTACCGACCGTTGATGGCTTGCCAGATCTGGCCGCCCGGACGCAGATCCCTTGCGATTTGCTCCTGCGCTCCCTGCTTTGCCGCTCTGGCGTAAGCCTGGGCAACGGCTTGGCTAGTGGAATCGTCAGTTCCAGCGCCCTGACCCTCGGGCACAGCAAAGTTCTGCTGGATGACCACCTGGTTGCTGCTGGACCCGCTACCACCGCCAACCGCCATCACCCCAAGCTTGCCGCCGGCCGTACGGGTCAGCGGCATGATCGCCTCCTCCCCCGCTTCGCCCATCACGCCAACCTCACCGCCTGCCATACCGAACGCCGTCGGCTTGCTGACAATGGAGTTGGTGAACGCTGCGCCGGTTGCGAACATCTGCACGCCGCCCGACCAGGCGCCTCCCTTGGCCTGGATGCTGCCCGGGGTGAAGCCTGAGAGGTCGGTGCCGGTGTATCCGGCCTGGGTTGATCCGGCCGAAGACGCCCCGCCACCGAAATACGAACCGGCGGCAGATGCAGCAAGGCCGAACAGAGCCTCCATTGCGGATGAGGCTGCTGCCCGAGTCGCGATCCGCGCCATGTCCGCCAGAATCGACTTGGTGAAGTCGGCGAACGAAAACTTCCCGGTCATGGCAAAGTTGACGACTGCATCCTCCATCGAGCTGAAGGCATTGGTGAAAAGATCGCGCGTCTGGCCGGCAACGTTGCGCGCGCTTTCCAGATAATTGCTGAAGGCCGAAGTCGCCCCTTTGCGCCAGTCGCCTTGAGCCTCCGACATCTGGTCGTAGTTGCTGAGCACTGTTTCGCTCAGGTCCCTCTCGCTTTTGTTGATTGCGTCGAGCTTGGCCTGGTACTCCTGGGCGCTCATGTTGCGCGATGCGTCTGCCTTGTCCCGGGCCAGGTCCAGACGTTGCTGGTTGGCTCGGTCGGAAATGCCGTTCAGTTCGCCGTTGATGGCGTTCTCACGATCTCCCCGGCCTACACCATCCGCCGCACGGCTGCCGGCGCGCCGCAGAGCGACGTTCCGCTGGTCCAAGGCATCGGTGTAGCTCTTGATGGCCTGGGCCTGCTTGGCGAGCCTGCCTTGCTCATTGGCGGTGATAACTTCGAGTTCGCTGTCGGCATCTTTCTGCGCCTTGACCATGTTGGTCCGGGAGTCGGCGATCTTCTGGTCCAGCTGGATGCGTTGCGCCGCCGACGTGCTGGCCTTGCCCTTCGACGCTTCGAGTGCGTCGATCTCTGCCTGATAGGCCGCCGTGACCTCGTCGCGCTCGTTTCCGATCAAGGCCTGCCGCTTGAGCAGAAAATCTTCCTGGGTGACCAGCCCGGCTTTCTGCGCCGCCTCCAGCTCCTTCTGGGCGTTCTTGTATTCGCCAAGGATCAACGACAGCTGGTTTTTCGAGTCGTTGAACTCGGTCAGATTCAACGCGCCAGCCGAGCCGGCGTCCTTCTTCTGCGCCTCCTTGATCTGCTTGTTGACTCCAGCAACAGCGTTCTCGTACTGCTTTTGAAGGTCCGGGGAGTACGTGTTGTTTGCGATATTTCTTTGGCGGGCCTTATCCAGCTCGACAAGCTTCTTCTCCAGCTTGCTCACTTGGCTTTGCGCAGAATCCGCTTCGCGAGCAATGAGCTGCATGCCGC